AACAAAAGAAGAATTATTAAAAACTGATACAGAACAAAATATTGAAAATCCTGTTATGTATGAGAAAAAAGTTATTGATGGTAACACACTTTATAGAAGAAAATCGGCTGGTGGTATTGGAGATGCTTTAACACCTGACCAAAAGTCAATTATTGACAAATGGACAAACAAAGGAGCCAAACTAAGAAAAGAATTAGATGCAGAACAAGCCAAAACTTGGATTTCAAAAGTGGTTAGTCCAGCATCTGAAGGGTATTTTTCAGAAGATTTAATAATGTACTTTGACCCAACAATTACAGTTAAAGATGAGGCAATAACAAGTAATATACAAAAAGCGGTTGAACAAAGAATCCCAACAAATCAAAAAGATTGTAAAAACACAATTGAAACTTATTATTTAGCCTTTAAGAAGAAAAGGCCTTTGGAACCAAATGAATTTGAAGCGTTAAAATACAAAACTCAAGCTTGTAAAGGTGAATATTATAAAGATTGGGGTGTATTGTCAGGTGGTCGCAGAATGGATAATTACTTAGACATTATGAGTGGTGGAATCGGTGGACCATCAAGAGCTGGCGACGATGCTAAATGGAGATTAAATTAATAGTAATATGTTAAAAAATAGAGTAAAAAAATCTTTGTTGGAAATTAAAGAGAATAAAGAAAAACAATTAATTAGTGAATCTTTAATAAAGAATAGACTCACTATTATACTTGAAGGTATTAATAGTGATGATGAATTTAAATCTTTATCTAAAGAAAAACAATTAAAAATAAGTTTGAAATTTATACAAGAACTTTCATACTTAGAATCCAACGGATTATTAATGGAACAACAATTGGGGTCTTTAATGCAAACAATTTTTGGTGGATGGTTTGGTAATATAACTCAAACAATTTTTGAACCTTTACTTAAAAAACTATTTGTACCATTATTTGGAGAAGGGTTTTTTACTGATTTTCTAACATCATACTTTACATCAAAACCATCTGAAGTTATTAAATCATTTAATGATTGTAAATTAATGACAAGATTAGTTGCTGAAGGAGTTGCTGAGGCAATTGCGATGCAAACTATGAGAAATAATGGGTTTTCTGCTCCTGGTTATGCATTCTTAAGAAATACCATGGGAGATGTTTTAACAGGTAATGAATTTATTTCAGGACTTGAGAAAGGTCTATCAAATACTGTTTGTAGTACAATGGGTAAATTTAGTGATAATGCTCAAAAAGTTGTAGAAAAACTAAAAAATACAGGAACTGAGGTTGCAAACACTGCAACTAATGTTGTTGATAAAGCAAAAGCAGCAATTTCTTAATTGTTAAAAAAGATTCAAAGAGGTAATTCTCTTGAATATAAATGAGACTAAAAACAAAAGGGGGGTGTTCAAAATCTCAAAAAGAAGGGTTAATTACCCTTCTTTTTTGTTTTAACGATTTCGTCAATAATACCATACTCAAGAGCTTCTTCAGCACTTAACCATAAATCACGAGTTGCGTCGTTCATTACTTTTTCTGCTGGCTTGTCACAATATTTACCCAATAATTCAAATAAGGTATTGTTAACTTTTTCCCACTCAATCATATTGATACGTGCGTCTTGGATGTTTCCACCAGCACCGCCTGAAGATTGATGTAACATGGTTTTTGAAAAACGAAGTGATGAACGTTTCCCTTTGGTTCCCGCCCCTAACAATACTGAACCCATAGAAGCAGCCATACCAGTATTTACAGTTCTGATATCACAAGAAATGTATTCCATAACATCTACCATAGATAAACCTGATTTAACACTTCCTCCTGGGGAATCAATATGCATTGTAATATCCGTTTTATCTGTTGAATCCAAGAACATTAGCTGAGCTTGAACAATTGTTGACATATGGTCGTTAACAGGACCCGCAACCCACAATAGACGGTCTCTCATTAATCGGGAAAAAATATCCATTTGTGTTACCCTCATTTCTCTTTCTTCCAAAATGTAAGGGGTCATTGATGACTCAATGTGTTGGGCAAAGTAATCCAAATGTGATGATGGTTTACCTAAATGTTTTGTGTAGTACGATTGAAATTCTTGTCCGTAATTCATGTTTTGATTTTTATTTTAGTAAAGGTAAATAAAAAAAATCAAACCACAAAACAAATTATTGTTCTGTAGTTTGAGTTTCTGTTTCTTCTTCAGGATTTGCACCAAAGTTTACTGCCATTCCTTCTTCCACATCTTCTTCACATTTGAAAATATGCATTTGGTCATTTTGTCTGAATACGATTACTTTGTTTACGTCTTCAGGTAATTTAACATCACCTTTAACATCTACAACAATACCTTCATTTTCTTTGAAAATAAGACCTAACGCTCTTGCGAACAACATTGATGCATTTAATAAATCTTGAGGGACTTCTTCTTGTCCTCCTTGTTCTGGGTTTGTGTAATTTTCCATCTTTAATTTTTGTTTGATATAATTTTAGTAAAAATTTTTTTAATTGACAAATGATTCTTGATAATCATCCCATATTTTTTTTAACAAACCGTTCTCACTAATCAAAGTAGGTGCATATGGTTTAACTTTTAAAACCATTTTGGCTTCCTCAGGAGTTTTATTTGCTTTTTTAAGGTTACATTTGAAACAACAAGTTACCAAGTTATTCCAATCATTTCCACCACCACGAGATTTAGGTATTATATGGTCTAAGGTTAATTGTTTTTTTGAACCACAATATGCACACTCATGATTATCTCGTTTATAGATTCTTGTTCTATTAACTTTGAGGTTTCTTTGGTTGAATCTGATATAACTTAACAATCTGATAATTAAAGGTCTAACATAAGTTTGGTAACCAGCAACAATAGGGTTCTCGGCCGATTTAATAATTTCGGCTTTACCCTTATCCACAAGAACATACCCCCGCCTTGTCGAAGTAATATTCAACGGAGTGTAGTCATAGTTTAACACTAATACGTTGCTCATCTCAAAATAATTTTTACAAAAGTAGTTGATTTATTCTAAAAAACAAAAAAGGGATGAAACTTTTTCACCCCCTTTTGAATATCCTTACATTTAGAATGTTTATGGTTAGAGATTTCCATTTCTCATCACACCTAAAGTTCTCATAATATGACTCAATTCCAAAAGACCGTTGGGTTTTTGTTAGTCGTCATGTTTATAAATATCTCTAAAAAACTTTGAAACACTGAAAACTTTATTATATTTGCGACATGAAAAAGAAAATTTATTTAGATGACATTGTTTTTTTATTTATTTTATGATATTTATTGTTAAACAATAAATATGAATGTGATAATTGGAATATATAAAATAACAAATTTAATAAACGGTAAAGTTTATGTGGGGAGTGCGGTTAATATCGTTAATAGATTTAAAACACATAAAAGATTATTGAAAAATAATAAACATTTTAATAATCATTTACAATCGTCTTACATTAAATACGGTGTTAACAAATTCAAATACGATATAGTTGAAATTACTTCTACTGAAGAGTTATTGGAAAAAGAAATATATTGGATAAAATTATTAAACGCAAACAATCCTGAATATGGGTACAATAAGAGAATAATCGCCAATAGTAATTTAGGTATTAAATTATCCGATGAGACCAAAAGAAAACTAAGAGAGAGTCACTTGGGCCATAAAAGAAGTGATGAAACCAATAAAAAAATAATAGAATCTCAGTATAAAAAAATATGTCAATTTGATAGAGAGGGAAATCATATTAAAACGTATGATAGTTTACAAAACGCGGCAACAGAACTAAATTGTAAATATACCACATCAATAACCGCCTGTCTTAAAAAAAGGTTACCGTCCGCACTGGGATTTTTATGGTGTTATGAATATGAAAAAGATTCTTTTATACCCAACTATAACCAAAAAAATAGTTTTAATAGGGTTAAAATAAAAATAACTTGTCTTTTAACAAAAAAAATAACTATATTTGAATCAATTGACTGTTGTCTTAAAAGTTTAAATATCTCAACCAGAACTATATATAAAGGATTAAAAGAAAAAAAATATAAAAATAAACTATGGGAAAAAATTTAAAATTATATCGCATCTATCTAGATGATGTTCGTACACCGATTGATATAGAGAATTGGGTTGTTGTTAGAAATTACGATGAGTTTGTTGATAAAGTAACTGAAATTGGATTAGAAAATATTGAATTAATTTCATTAGACCACGACTTAGGAGATAGTGCAATGGAAGAATGGCATAAAAATGTTTATCATAACTATGAGTTGAATTACGACAATATTACAGAAAAAACTGGTATGGATTGTGCTAAGTGGTTGGTTGAGCAGTGGATGGATGGGAAACCATTTGTTGAGGTTGTGATTCATTCCGCAAATGCTATCGGTAGTGCCAATATGATGGGTTACATTAACAACTATTGTCATATTCACAGATTACCTCAAACTTGTGTTAGAGTTCAATGGGCTCACACCGTAGAATAATATTTATCGGTATATTTAATTGTTAAATATTTGTATTATGAACTACGACCCAACAATTAAAATTGAAGAAATTGACGAAACTATTGATGTAGTTATGTCGCCAACTGAGGATGAATGGGATAACATCCACGGAGATTTGGTATTATTTTAAATCCCAATGGACCCTTAACCCAGTTGGTCAGAGCGGCACATTTATAATGTGAAGGTCACAGGTTCAAGTCCTGTAGGGTCCGCAAAAAAATAATTTATGAAAATAGCAGTTATCGCTCACGACGGAAAGAAAGCCGATATGGTTGCCTTTGTCATGAAAAGATTGGATTTCTTCAAAAAAGTTGAAGTTATTGCAACGGGAACAACAGGAAAACATATTGAACATGCGGGTCTTGATGTTGAATGTATGAAATCAGGACCACTTGGTGGTGACGCGCAAATCGCATCAATGATTGCTGATGGTCAAATCTCGGGTGTTGTATTCTTTATTGACCCATTGGAAGTTCATCCACACCAAGTTGATGTGAATATGTTGTTAAGGATTTGTAATGTGTATAATACACCACTTGCAACGAATTACATGACAGCATCATACATTATTTCAGGTTTGGAAAAAAAGTTGAATCAGGAGTTGGAAAATTAAAAAAAAATATTATCTTTGTATCCTTAAAACGAAAATATTATGATACACATGCCGACAGCAAGTTCAGTAGGAACAAGTTTTCACGGAAGTACTTTTAAAGCAACTCCAAAACAATTGGTTGAAACTATTGGAGAAATTACAAATGGCAGAAGTGGTGATGGAAAAGTTGGAATGGAATGGATTAGAGAATTGGATAGCGCTGAAGTTATCACCATCTACGATTGGAAATACTATAGAGACATTGACATGGATGAGGAGATTGAATGGAATATTGGTGGTAGAAACAAAATAACAACTGAGGAAGCAAAAGAAAAAATTTTAACATTATTAAAAAAATAAACGATGCCAGAATTTGATACCTATGTAGATGTTGATGTGGATGATTTTATCTCCGCATGTAGCAAAAGAGAAATTACAGAACTTGTTGATGCATTGATTGACGAAGGTCACATACCAGCATCTGCAGGAAAAGGAACCAATAGTAATGTTGGTGTTTTGGAAAGTATTTTTATTGGAAAATTAGACCAATTAAAAGAAAGTTATTATCGTCTTTCACAAGAAGATGAAAAAACTTTGGAAGATTTATTTAAAAAATACCTGTAGGGGTTTATTTTTAATATTTTTGACTATATTTATAAAAGATTATGAAAAATTTGAACACACTTGATAGAGCAAATTTAGTACCGACAAATGACGGGACAAGAACTCTATGCAAATGTTCAGACAATAAATAATGGAATAGTTAGAAGCCAAAATTTAGAAACCCTGAACAATAAAAAAGTTCGGGGTTTTTTGTTTTATACGGTTTTTTGTTTACCTTTGTGGTGTTCTTTATTTTATAGGAAATAAAATAGAGTAGTTGGGGAGTCTGGTACCCCGCTTGCTTTGGGAGCAAGAGAACTCGTAGGTTCGAATCCTGCCTACTCTACAAAATGTCTTCTTAGCTCAGCGGTTGAGAGCGTCACACTGTTAATGTGAGGGTCGGTGGTTCAAATCCATCAGGAGACGCAAAATGCGGTAGTAGCTCAGTTGATAGAGCGCGTTCCTTCCAAGTACGAAGTCGCAGGTTTGAACCCTGTCTACCGCTCAATGAGTAAGAGATACTCAGTAGTTTTGGTACCGTTACTGATAAATGGTATAGTTGTCGCCTTCCACGACTTTAGAGAGGGGGTTCGTCGGAGAATGGGCGTAACAAACCCACCGAGTATGTTTGACTTTTTTTATGTGGTAAGACACTAATGAAAAAGACCTATCTTACGGTTAACCTATATGGGGTCGTACACGAGGATAGGGGATATGTTTTTTCAATACGAAAAAACCGTTAAAATCCACTCACTGGAATTTCAGGTGGGGACAATTGGTCTCATAGTTAAACGGCTATAATGCAGCCCTGTCACGGCTGAGTTCGGAGTTCGATTCTCCGTGGGACCGCAAAAAAAATAAAATATATGGCACATCCAAACATACATGCAAAATCATCCGCCAAGAAATTTGGTGGAAAACCTGAAGATTATATTCATTTACACGAATGGATGGACGAGACCAAGTCTTGGGTGGGAGATTCATTACATAGAATATGGAGACACCACTCTGAAGGAATTTTTGAAATGGAGAAGCGATTTGGAACCGAATTTACAAATAGTGATGGAAAAATAGTTTATACTCGTTATGTTGGAGAACAACATGTTAGAGAAGATTGTAACAATTATATTCCATGTGCGAAAGAATGGATTGACAATATTTTGGAAAATAAACGACCTCAGTGGATGTTGAGAACAATGAAAATAGAAGACTGATATTTATTATTATGACACAAATTTTAACACCAGAAGAAAAAAAATATTTAAACAGAACTTGTAATCTTATTGGTTCTTATGGAATGGACACAGGTTCAATTGGAATTGAATTGGAATATGATGTAAGATATTTAGATGAGTCCATTATAAATTGGGAGTATGTAACTCATTTTGAAAACAATTATAGAGTAGAAATACCTGAAGGATTGATACCAATTCTCAAAAAAGTAATGAATTATATTATTGATGAAGGTGTGTTTGAATCTCCTGATATCGAGGATATGAATTATCAAAGAATTGATATTCAAATTGATTGTCCAAAAAAAGAAATTACGGTATCCCATTGGTTTTCATATTTTAGTAAAGGTGATGGACAAATTGTTGAATACAATGAAACTGAAGATAAAGAAAGATTTGACCGTTGGATGGAAAATGAATTTGCTCAAACCGAAGTTCCAAAGGATGGTATCCTAAGCGTACAATATAACGGTAGTGGGGATAGCGGATATATTGAAAGTTCATTTGAAGAAACGGGAGATTCAATACCTAACCAAATTGAAGATTGGATGTATAGACAACTTGAAAGAAATTTTGGTGGTTGGGAAATCAATGAAGGTTCTGAAGGTAGGATTGTATTCAATTTCAACAATTCTACAGTTGAGTTCTTGCACACATACAACAACGAAGATACTGAAACGAACACATTATTTGAAGAAAGTTTTGCTCTATAAGTTGTAATCTACAATTTTATTTCCTACATTTGTAAAACAAAATAAAGATGAATGGGTGGTGGAATCGGTAAACCCACCAAACTCAAAATATTGTGAACAGTAATGTTCGTGAGGGCTCGAATCCCTCCCAAGATACCATGTAATGACTTAGAAATAAGTGACGGAACAGACGCTATGTATGAAATGGAAACTTTTGAATCACTTATAAAAGTGTGGATTAGATACAAACCGTACAGACATTACATTAAATAGTCCCATAGCTCAACTGGATAGAGCAACACTCTTCTAAAGTGTAGGTTTTGTGTTCAAACCACAATGGGACTACATAAATGCTCCTATGGACTAGTGGTTATGTCACCACCCTTTCACGGTGGGTACACGGGTTCAAATCCCGTTAGGAGTACAAAAGTAAATCCTGGTTAAGTTGTTAAAGTCGGGATGAAGTAGAACTATGAATAAAAGACGTGAGTGTGTAATGACAAATGGAACACACAAAAGTCATAGTTAGATTTACTTTTATATAGTCAGGTGGCGGAATGGAAGACGCATTGGGCAACTAAAAAACAGAATGTGGAGGTATAATAATAAAGTTAGAAGGTCTCCACTCCAAGTATACAGGTTCAAGTCCTGTCCTGACAACAAAACTTTTTTTTGGTGGATTGAAAAATATTTTGTATCTTTGTGTAACAAAACGGAGATATAATATGAGAATAAACACTAATTTGAAGACCTTAACACACAAAGAGATTAGACATATTGTTGTTAAAACAATGGATTATTGTCAATCTAAATTTGGGGTTAGCAAAAAAAAAGGGTATCCTAAAGTTATTGTTAAAGTTCAGAGTAAGAATGATGATATTTTGAGTTATGGTGAGTATCGTCCCGATTCTCATACAATTGTAGTGTTTAAAAATAATTGTAAGAATGTTAATGATTTGATTGAAACAACATTACACGAATATACTCACACATTACAACCTGTTAAGAGCAAGTATTATAAAATGCTGAAAAAGTACGGGTACAATAATCACCCAATGGAGATTGAGGCGGTTGAGAATGAGAAGTATTCTAAAGAGGTGTGGAAGTTAATAAAATAGTCAGGTGGCGGCATGGCTGTCGTAAACAGAGTATCTTAGGTCGTAAGCCCTAAAGCAGGTTCGAGTGCTGCCCTGACTACGAAGAAATGGTTTAAACAATTTAAAAGAAATAACATTATATAATTTGGTGTTATAAAATAATATATTACCTTTGTGATATGAAAAACATACAGCTAATACCAACAAAAGATAAAGGTAGGATTACAAAACACAATAAAGAACTTCATATTGAGAAAATAGCCATATACAATGAACCCTCCATTAAAATGGAAGTGTTTAATATGTACATCACTTCTGATGAAGAAGTTAAAGAAGGAGATTGGTATTGTAGTCCTTATGGAATTATATCTAAACATAATGGAACTGAAATGTTACCTGATTATTGGAGGAAAATCATCTTAACAACAGACCAAGACCTAATCAAAGACGGTATTCAACCTATTAATGATGAGTTCTTAGAATGGTTTGTTAAGAATCCAAGTTGTGAGGAAGTTGAGATAGGAGAAGGTACTAGATATGAAGATGAGTGGATTGATAATGAAGATGGGGGTGAAATATATCAACACCAATATTGTTGTTACAAAATCATCATTCCAAAAGAAGAACCTAAACAAGATAATAACTTTTTTGAATCATTAAAAAAGTACTTCAAAATAACACCTCATGAAGAAGTAATGGCTTCATGGGAAAGAAGCAAACAGTTTGATAAAGTTGGTCCAACTGTTGATGGGTTTTTTGATAATACTAATAAACAAGAAACACTTGAAGAAGTAAAAGATTTGGATTTTTGGAAAAATAATGCAGAAGAAGATTATTTAAAAGTTCCACTTAGTGTGTTAAGATATATATCTGAACTTGAAAGGCAACAAGAAAGAATGTATAGCGAGGAAGAAATAAAAAGTGCTTTTAAAATCGGTTTCAATATAGGATATGGAACCCAAGAACTTGATTTAAAAGAATATTATTGCAATAAATGGTTTGAACAATTAAAAAAGAAGTAAAATATGAAAAGATTAATATTGTTTTTTGGAAACTTTTTAGTTTCAATGATTTTTGGTTTTGACATTATGAGTTACTATATGTTTGGCGGTATTAATATAATTAACAATGATGTAAATAGAGTTTTTATAATGTGGTTAGGTTTTATAGTAACATTAACATCAAGTTGTTGGTTTATGGTTGACCACTTTAAGTATAAAACAACAATTTAAAAATAAATAAGATGAAACACACAAAAAAATCAATACAAAAACTTAAAGATTATGATTTGCAAACTTTAGAACACGATAATCAAGTGGATTTAATAGATGATTTAACATCCTCTGATTATTTACATAATGTGTATAATTGGTGTAATGAAGAATTAGAAAAAAGAAATTTAGAAAAATTACCAAGATTAAATGATTTTAATTAATCTTAAAAAAAATAATCTCAAAATGTCGGTATTATAAATAAAAAGTAGTATTTTTGTGTCAAATAACAATATATATGAAACATTGGAAAAAAGAGGACTACATTGCAGTTGCAATATTTATAGTATGGTTTACAGGAATTGGGTTTATTAGCTGTAAATTTGGATAGTAAATTAGTCAGGTGGCGGAATTGGTAGACGCAGACTTTTCATCGGTGGTTAAGGCATTGTAACGGAGTGAGTAAGAAATGTGTCCGATAGAGCATCTAAAACTCCATAAGTAAGTCCTTTGTAGGTTCAAATCCTACCCTGACTACAACAGTACCACGATGCTTCCCGTAAGAACAGCACACTAACGGTGGTCTTATCTCCGTGTAAACGAATAGCCCGAGGCATAAGTTACGACGGATTACCAAACCTCTCTGTAGTAGACGTGCCACATGAAGTTTGGGACATAGTCAGGTGGCGGAACTGGTAGACGCTATACTTAAGCAGTTGAAGCTAGGTAATTCAACAATACAGGTTCGAATCCTGTCCTGACTACTGACAATAACAACTCTGGGGTCAGGGTTTTGTTGCACCGAAAGGTGGTGTTTTCAACGGTTCGAGTCCGAGTCAGGTGGGCGTAATGAGGGGAGGCTCCCGAATCCTGTTAAATGGTTGCTTAATCCGTCTTGAACGGTACTCGGTTCGAATCCGACCCTGACTACAATTCTATTCTCTAATTTTTTATAATTTTTTTGTCAAAATAAAAAAAAGTTATATCTTTGCATTGTTGTAATAAACCATACAACATAAAGTATTATGAATATGACAAAAAAACTAGACTATTCTATGGATTACTCACAGGAGTGTGAAGATTTTACATTTGAAATACAATCCGACCATAGTGATGAAGTTACCTTTGAACAAGTAACCGACTTTATCAATTCATTGGTTGGTGTGGTAAAAGATTTTTACCTATCCGAAGATAGAACCGAAGGTACAATTACTTGGTTTGACGATGGTACAATGTCAATTACTAATCGTTTTTACAATTCACCCGATTGGAGTGATTTTGATGAAACCGAAATTGACAACATTCCCCAAATAGATTTTTCACCTTTAAACCAATCTGACAATATATAAAAATAAATTTGGTAAAATAAAATAAAGGTTATACATTTGTATTCTTAAATCAAAATAAAATAAAATGTCAAAAGTAAAAGAACTTTACAGAAGTAAATTACACAAGAGAGATAAATCTCACGATGTGTGTATTATCCAAAACAACATGAGTGTAAATGGGAGTAAATTAAAAATGACCTATGAGTGTTATAATGCAGTCGAAAGGTTTACCGGTGAAAGATTTGTGGGTGGTGTATGGGAACACAGTTTTTCTATGTTAGATTTGGGTGTTTGGGTAGACAGTTCAATGTATGTTAAAGATGATAGTGTGAGGTTGGAACGAACAGAGGAGTTAATTAAAAAAGGTATTGAATTTTTTAATATTTTAAATAGTTAAAAATAAATTTGGTGAAATAAAATAAAGGTCATACTTTTGTCAAACAATTAAAAATAATTAATATTATGAAAACGATAAAAAAAATGTATCAGATTAAGAAACTGATGGATGAAGTGGAATCGGAAGTAAGAGAAACTGCCAAATCTATTGAGGGTATTGATGAACCACTCTATAGAATGCTTACAGAAGGTTGTGCTGACACTTTCAAACAGATGTCTAAAAATTTACATTCATCATCATCAGGGTATCCGATTGATTCTTGGGAGAAACAATTAAATTATGCTCATAATATGACTATAATTTCGTAATAAAACATAGTCAGGTGGCGGAATTGGTTGTCAAAGTATAAAACAAAGGGCAGGGCACAAAGACACTGAACTTAGGGAGAGGTCGAGGAACTTCCATTACCATACAGGTTCGAATCCTGTCCTGACTACAATTTAAAAAGAAATAAGATGAAACAAACAACAATGCAGGAATTATTGGAATTTTGTGAATATAGATTATCTAAAGCTAGCAATAACAATGTTGCTGCATGGAATATGATATTGTCTAAAATAAAAGATGATGGATTAGTAGAAATGGAAAAACAACAAATAATGGATTCACATAATCAAGGATATGCCGATGGTTATAGAGATAACGGTAATAGTCCAATAGAATATTACAACGAAACTTACAAAAAAGAAATAAAAATGAAAAAATAAAAAAAAAGTCATATATTTGCATCGTTGCAATAAACCATACAACATAAAGTACTATGAATATAACAAAAGAATTTATACCTTACGAACAATCCGTACTTTTAAAAGAATTAGGATTTGATGAACCTTGTTTTGGTTACTACGGAGTTGAAAATGAATTTGTTTTAGATACTATGAGAAACACATCTCCTAACTATTCAAGAAGAGGATTTACATCAGCACCACTATACCAACAAGCATTTAGATGGTTTAGAGAGAAGTATAATGTACACATGTATCCAACAAAGTATGATGAAACAAAGTGGTGGGTTAATTGGGCTACTTGGACAAGTAAGGTTTTTGACACCTACGAAGAAGCGGAACTTGATTGTCTTAAAAAATTAATAGAAATAGCACAAACACATTAAATCAGAATAGTATGAAAACAATAGACGATTTTATTAAAGAACTTCAACGGATAAGTGAAGACAAGAGAAAACTACCATTAGTGGTGCTATGTCCAAATGGGGAACTAACTTCACCATCAATAAAAATGATATGGGACGACCCAAAGGAGATGATGGAAAAGTCTCCAGATAAAATGTTTATCTCATGGAAAGATTAAATTAAATATAAGGTCAGGTGCTAGAGTGGTTAAATGGGTTGGTCTGCAACACCAATGACGAAAGTCATCGTCGGTTCGAATCCGACTCTGACCTCTAAAATTAATATTATGAAAAAATCGGATGACTTCTATTGAATAAACTCAATAGAATATGTCAAAACACAGAAACAGAGCAAAGCTTAAAAAATCACAATGTGGTAGGGATTACCACTTAATTTCTCTAAACGAATGGTATCCACTTTATTGGGATGAAGGATTGAATTTCTATCCATACTATAAGAAGGGTTATAAAAATCCGAATAAACGAATTCCTTGCTATAAAGTAAGTGAATACAAAACTTGGAAATACAATAGAAAAAACCAGTGGAAATAAACAAATACGTCTGTATCTCAGTTGGTAGAGTACTGGTCTCCAAAACCAGTTGTCGGTGGTTCGAGCCCATCCAGGCGTGCAAATCAAAAAAGGGGAATAAATTCCCCCCTTTTTTTGATTGATTTGGTTGTTAGCAATTATTTCTTTTTTGAGATAATTGACCAAACACCACTTACAAGAGCAATTGCAGTCCCGATAAGTTCTTGTACTGATGAATCAGTTGCAAGTCCTTTCATAACTACGATAGCACCGATGAAAGTAAGTGCGTGTCTAACAACACCTAAGATTTGTTCTTTAGTCATTTTAAAATTAATTAAAGGTTTATGCCAATCTATAAATATCGGAAAAACGGTGAAACTGTCCTTTGGTCTAATATCATAACATTTACCTTTGACGGAAATTGAGGTGGTTTGATTCTTAAATGAACTACAAAAAAATATTTGTTAGTTAAAAAAAATGTTGTATCTTTGTATTCACAAATAAGGAATGGGGAGTAGGTAGTTGGTAGGTTGGTGACCTGCTCCCCGTCAATAAAAGTTCTTTAATATAAAATATTGTGTTGTTCCTGTGAGATAGGAATGAAATAGTCGGATGGAATTATAAATTTTACAATGATTTATAATTACATTTGCACAATACAGAGGAGTTCTCAACCTCACATTTGGTATTTGAAGCATTAAGGTGATGCACTAGTTTGTGGAACTAGGAAAGACGGGTCAGTACCGTCCTCATACCCAGATAGGTCGGAAGTCCTCGTAGTAACGGTATGAACTTAAGTAAGTAAGCTACAAGAACCTGTAAAATCGGCAGATGGATTCCCCGATACCTAAAAAAATCCGATGTGTTTACCGAGCTAGGTCGGTTATACGGAAGGGTGGACAGTTGGTTGTCGAGCGGTCTTGAAAACCGTCGGGTGTTAAAAGCTTTGCAGGTTCGAATCCTGTCCCTTCCGCAAAACATAAAAAAAAATATATGACAGACAAATTAATTGAATTATTAGAAACCAATCAAATTTCAAAACCTGAAATAGTTGAGTTATTGAGTTCTTATTACAAATTAGTACAAGTTGAATTTTTCACTCAAGAAGAGTTTAATGTAGTTCTTACTAAATTAGGTATTACTCAAGAAGGAAATAGCTTTATATTTAATGAAGATATACAATATACTTTCAATTAAGTAACAGTCCCATAGGGACAACGGAGGTTTCATAGTTTAACCGGATAAAATATTTCGCTACGGACGAAAAGACATTGGGGTTCGAATCCCTATGAAACCACCATACCATTAAAAATTTATGAAAAAAATTATTATAATATTTTTATTGTTATTATGTTTGAATAATTTTCTTATCCTTGGTCAAAGGACTAAAACATTTGATACCATACCAAAAATAAGTAAATTAGATACATTCATTAACACTTGGATAGGAAAACCATATTCTTATGGAGGAACATCAATAAATGGGATTGATTGTTCGGCATTTGTTCAAAAATTTTATTATGAAATTTTTGATATTACTCTCCCAAGAACCGCTCATAGTCAATACAAATCCTCAGTTAAAATACCAAAAGAAAAAATAGATGTTGGAGATTTATTATTTTTTATAAGTCCAAATAGTCCATCAAGATGGCATGTTGCGGTTTATTTGGGAAACAACATGATGGCTCACGCTTCTAATAAAAAAAGAGGAGTGGTAGTGGATAAGATGACACAATCATTAATCAAAAATATATACGCTGTAGGCCGATTTAATTAAACAACATAAGGTATTTATAGTTATGAATAAAATTACAATGACAAAAGACCAGTTGTTCAAAGCAATCAATTTGGCAGAACAGAAGTCTGGCGAAAACAAACTTAGTTCCGAAAAAGAACCAAAGTTATATACATTATCAGATAAAGTTGTTAAACTATTAACAGACAGAATTAAGGACGAATATACCGCACACTATTTTTACAGAGCAGCCGCAAATTGGTGTAACGATGTAAATTATAAAAAAGCTGCGGCGTTTTTTGAAGACGAAGCTTTGGGTGAGTTAACACACGCAAAAAAACTAGAAGATTATATGACAGGTTTCAATGTGATTCCACAAATCCCATCGGCAAATCCAAAACATACATTCTCAAATTTGATTGAAATTATCCATCAGGCTTATACTATGGAATTGAACTTGATGAATGCCTATAACAAAGATTCTCATACCGTTTTTGCTGACGACATCACAACTTTTGATTTCTTACAAGAATTGAGAGAAATCCAAAAAGAAGCTGTTGTTGAATATAATGATTTAATCAACGCATCAAATCTTATAAGTAAAACTGATAAGTTCCAAGTTCTATACTTTGAGCAAACCTATTTTTAATCAACATTAGAAAAATAAAAATAGAATCCCTCTGAATTGAAAGTCAGGGGGATTTTTTATTATATTTGTATAAGATATTTGATTAAATTAAGATAAAGAATTATATTTGCCATATGGAAAAATTATCACACATAGGAAACAATATTGTTGGCTCCGAAATCATCAAAATATCACAACAAATCAAAGAAATTTCAAAATCTAAAAAAGTCCACAATCTAACAATTGGTGATTTTGATTCAAATATAAATCCAATCCCCGAAAAACTTAAAGATTATATTATTGAATCGTATAATGAAAATTTAACCAATTATCCATTGTCTGCAGGTCAATTAAATTTAAGACAATCTGTAAGTGAATATCTTAAAAAAAGACAAGGTATTGATTATAATGAAAATGAAATTTTAATTGGGGGTGGAGTTCGTCCGTTAATTTATACAATTTATAAAAGTTTGGTTAATAGTGGTGAAGGTGTGATTTACCCTGTTCCATCTTGGAATAATAATCACTATAGTTTTTTACACGGAGTGACTAAACAAGAAATTGAGTGTAAACCTGAAAATTTATTTTTCCCAACGGTTAAAGATATTGATTCTGCAATCAATGATAACACATCGTTAATTTGCATTTGTTCTCCACAAAATCCTACAGGTCGTGTTATTAATCCCGAGACATTAAAAGATATCTGTGATTTAATTGTAAATGAAAATAGAGTTAGGGCA